GAAAACGATACTTAGATCCTTGCTCCTTTGCAAGTTTATTCATGTGCTTAATTGCTTTCCTATTCTTATCGTTATTAGGAATGACAAATAATTGCTCGGATACTATTCCGTTGGCATCCTTGCAAGTCGTTTTTCTGCCTGATGTCATATTATTATTAGGTAGTGATAGTTTCATTGTGATTGCTCCTTTATTATTAAAATTCTACTAGTTTAGTTATAGTGATACCAAAATTAAAAAAAACTATACTAATGAAATATTCATCGTAATAGTTCTCTTGTATGTATTCGTTAAAATCTCGCATTCCGCATCCGCATTCGCATCCATATTCAGATTTAAACCAAAAAATACAATTTTTATTGTGAATGTTTTTATAATTCCAAAAATTAATTTTAAACATTACTAAACTCCCTTTATTATTCTAATTAAAAACAAAAAAATCCAAACGATGGTCACCAGATATAAATAGATATTAAGATATTTGATCATATTATTCATTTTCGACCCTCTCATTATATATATTGCCTAAAATATCGAGATTACTCCTGATCAAGCTCCAGATTTCTTTTATATCAGTACTTTCAAATATTGGATCAGTATTAAAGCCCTCATAAAAACCCAAGCAAATAAACTCATCATAAAAATCAATATGTAATTCATATCCAAAAATTGACTCAAAAAAGAAAAAATCTGTTCTGCAGTCAAAATGATGATCTAGATTAAATCCCAAGTATCCGAAATCAGTATACATTTTTTTATCTTCCTTGCTCATGTCATTAATTATAAAACTCATTATCTTACTCCTTAATTAATCTTTTCACCTAAAAAAGCCGTTATATGAACGGCTTTTCTAGGTGCGGATGTATTCCCTTGGTTTTTATTTTATATCATTTTAGATCCTCCTTTAATGATACCTATACGAAATATTTTTATTTGATGGGTCCCAACACATACGACAATCCCCACATTGCCCAGAATTCTTATAACTAGGACATTCTATTCCAATTGGTTTTAAATCTTTATTAACGGATGAAGTAGGGAGATTGTCCATTTTTGGCGGTTTGGTATCGATCATATGAGCAGATAACCTAATAATTAAATTCTTAGGTAGTGATCCGAAATTCACTATATAAGATCGTACTATTTTATACTCCCTAGTGGGGAGCCAGTGTTTTACGCCTGGTGTGAGTTCACAAATTTCTACGATCTTTTTTAAATGTTCTATACTTTGGAGATCTCCCGAATCATGCCATCTAAAATATCCCTTATCTTTTTTGTTATCCTGATTCAAGATCAACCATACCATCGAATCGACCCACTTAGGATTGTTTATTTTTTGTGTCTTGGATAGCATTTTTTGGGGTAGTTTATATCTTTGGTAGTTTCCCTTTAATGCATAACACCCGAAACAAACGGATCCTTCAACATCAACTAATTTAGATCCCGTTTTACAATCTAGGGCGGATAGGTTAAAACTATACGATGGCATTTTACTCGTATTACTTAGGCCAGATCCTACAATCTGCTTATGATGTTTTAATAATTCTGATTTATTCATTATTTTACTCCCTTGCTCATTATATATTTTTTTGTTTCTGCCAATGCAAACAAAGCTTTTTCCTTGCCTAAAAATGCAGATAGATCTTTTGATATCTGCCTGGTCTCTGAAAAATCTTTTTCATCCCACTTATGAACTCCCTTGGCTATCAAATCCGCATATTTTTTCAAAAGTTTAATCTGTTTATCTGTGCTCATTTTCTGCTCCTATATATATATATGTTTCATTAACTACCCTTTATTTTAATATGGATACAGTTTGTATCCTAATGATATTTTAATAATAATTTTGGCGAGTCTAAACAAACAAAAGAACACAAACGGATAAAAGAAAAAAGAAATTCAATTCCCTATATTTACCACAGATTTTTAAATGATACTCTATAGAATGAATGCTTAAAACGCATATAATCCGTTTAAATCCTCATAAATTTATCCGTACCAATTTGAGACACCGACACCACAAGGACGGACGATGGACGAGGGGGGTATGTCCCTCTAAGATATTTCCACTATTTTGGACACACAATGTCATCACCTATATTGAGCATTTATATACTAAATTCTCGCACAAATATGGAAGAGTTCCCATTACTCACAGACTCAGACCAAGAGCGACTTGAAAACGCAATAACCCTTTCCGCATCCTTCAGATTCAAACTAAACATTTTCAACAGTGGTCTGATTCCACCAGAACAACGATGGCTCCAACACGCAGCACACAAGGCATACGACAATCTCTCCCAGAGAGAGCTACAGGTATTTAAATTGAGATGCAAGATGCTCACATTTCCATTGATCGGAGAGCAGTTAGAGATATCTACTTCATCTGCCAAGACCTATTGGAGAAGGGCGTTAATGAAGTGTGCAGACCTTTGGGAGTCATCCGATCCCCTATTAGTAGAAGATGAGGAAGAATAATGTCTGAGAAAAAGAAGGTAGGTAGACCCAAGATAAAGATAGACCCTGAACAGGTTGAGAACTTGGCAGAGTTTGGTTGTACCACATTAGAGATAGCGAAATTCTTTAAATGTGATGAATCGACCATTAGGAAGAGGTTTAAACCAGAGATGTCTAGGGGAAAAGAGAAGATGAAGATCAAATTGCGACAGATACAATTCAAACTTGCTGAGAGCAATGCTGCAATGAGTATTTTTCTTGGTAAGAACTATTTGGGACAAACAGACCGTCAGTCCATTGACCTGACAGGCAACCTGGAAACCGTGCTCAAGGAGTGTGGTTATGAAGATAGCAACATTGGAAAAGATGAAACGAATCCTCAACAAGAAGAAATTCTGGAACATAATACAATATCGGCCAACGCCTAATCAAGAGGTAGTACATAATAGCCCTGCGAGATTCCGTGTAAACATACAAGGAAGACGATCAGGAAAGAGTTTTAGTGCTGCGAGGGAAGTTGAGCCATGGATCTTATCACCTAAGACGAGAGGGTGGATCGTTGCACCTAATTATGAGTTATGTGATAAGATCGCTAGAATTGTAAAGGATGATCTTCTATTAAAACTCAGACTTCCTGTAGAAGCAAAGAAAGAGATCAGTGGGCAAATATATTACTTTAAATTAGCAGGACTTGCTTCAGAAGTATGGATCAAATCTGCGGATAACGCAGACTCACTTGTGGGGGAGGGCTGACCCGAAAGGGTCATGCTCTTACATATTGGTTTAGATTGGTTAATTATAGATGAAGCTGCAAAAATTAAAAAGATCATCTGGGAACAATATTTAAGGCCAACATTGTCAGACCGAAGAGGTTGGGCATTGATGACCACAACGCCAGAGGGGCATAATTGGATGTACGATTGTTACACCAGAGGACAATCAAAGGAATTTCCAGATTGGGAATCATGGCAACATCCTTCATGGGAATCACCCTATTTCAAGGAGAATATAGATGACATCAAAAAAACACTTACCAAAGAAACCTGGGAACAAGAGTACGGAGCATCCTTCGTCAGTTTCACAGGTCGTGTATACCCATTCTCAAGGTACACGAATGTCATTAAAGGACTTCGATTCAATCCCGATCTACCCACATTCTGTTCCATCGATTTCGGATTTAGGATGCCAGCGGTGGGATGGTATCAGGTGGAAGAAAGGGAATCTGACACTCGAATTTATCAAATAGATGAGATCTGTTTTGAGGAGAACATCAAGACCGATGAACTTGCAAGTATGATCCTAAGGAAGGATTATCCTGTCCAGGCATATTTTGGAGACCCAGCAGGTGGTGGTGTCCAGGCACAGAGTGGTATGGGAGATATAGAACAATTCAGAAGAAAAGGGATCAGGGTTAGATATAGGACAGATAAGGTATCGAGGAATATTGCCAATGGTGTATCTCATGTTCGTTCATTCATAGAGGATGCCAATGGGGATAGTCATTTTTATGTAAGTGATAAGTGTAAGGGTTCCATCGAGTGCTATGAGAACTATCGATATCCAGAGCATAGAGTGGACCAGAGACTGAAAGAAGAGCCATTGAAGGATGGTAGGGTAGATCACATGAATGATGCCTTTAGGTACTTCATCGTAAACCAATTCCCTATTAAAAGAAGAACCGCTGGAGTCATAGATTGGTAACCATACCTGATTTAGCACAGAGTAGTGTAAATAAAGCATTAAAAGAAACTTTAAAATATATTGAAGATACACGCACTAGGGAGCGTGATTATCTCATGGATTGGTATGAAGGGGTCAATGTAGATCAGTATATCGGCAAATTCTTTCGCCCAGAGACACTTAGTCAGGTTCCTGTATTGAATCAGAACATTACTCGCAGAGTTTGTGCCGTGAGGTCCATGACCTACAAACGACCGCCCAGAATGCGAGTTTCTGAATCATATTTGAATTTACTTGATGTTGAAAGTCTTAATGCGAATCGAAGGCTTTTGGAGAGATTGACATTTTTATTAGGTACGATGGCGATTCGATCTAGGTGGAATGAGTTGACAGGAAAATTGGAATATGAGACCTTGAGTCACTTTACTCCATTGTTCTTGGCAGGTGATAGTAGAGAAAAACCAATTGGCATATGTTATCCCATCGAATATCAGGGCAATGCAAGGATAAACACACCAGTTCATGCTGTCTGGACCGAGAGTAGACCTGGATATCAGGGAGAACACTATCTCATTGATGAGCAAGGTCAAAAAGTATCGGTGAATGAACAGGACATTAACCCTTATGGGGTATTGCCAGTCACTTTCTGCAATAGATACCAACCGATCCGTGATTATCACTCGGTGGCAAATGCGATGGATGTTGCTCAAGTTGACCTGGCAGTAAATGTGGCACAGATAGAACTACAACTGGCCATACGCTATTCTGCTTTGGGTATCAAATTCATTTCTGGCGTGGATGATGCAAGTCGGATCACTATTGGAACCGACCAGGTGCTTTATTTACCAGAGGGTGCGAATTTTGGAGTGACCAATTCAGGTGGAAGTTTACAAGAGATCGTTGATTCTACAAGATTTCTGGTTGAATCCACATTGAACAATAATCATATTCGTGCAAAGTATGCTAGGGATGATGCTGGGAATGCACCAAGTGCAAGTTCATTAAGTATACTTGAAATGGAAATGAGAGATATTGCAACAGG